AATACTTTATTTACTTCTAAATTAATGGTATAGAAACCATCAAACATAATTTCACCTTCCTATAATTTTCTCCAATTTGGTGTAATTTCTACACGAGTAATTGCGCCTGTAAATTCAATAATATTTTTCCCTGGACATAAAACTGGAAATTCCCCCGACATGTTCATACCTAAATTATTAATTCCGTTATAACATTCTTGTAAATTACTATCTACCTCAATAAAATCAACTACTGAATAAAAATCTACTTCAACTCCATTTATCAATATTCCTATATCACCACTGGCTATAATTTTAAAATGCGGTAAGGCTATGTCATAATCATTCATTAAAATTGTTTCCCAAGGAGAAATATTCGGATTATATATAAGTGGGTTTATTCCTATATTTAAAAAAGCATATGGATAACAAGAAAATACTACTGTAAAATTACGCATATTAGTGTTTAATAGAGTTGCAATTGGAATTGTATTGTCAATACTTGCTTTCCAAAATCTATCAGGGTTATTACTTAATATTAAGCTCCCGTCACCTCTGAGCCAATTTTTAACGGTGTCTAAATCATCGCCTTTATATGAAAAACCAATTGACTTCTCAATGCTTTCATAAATGTCTTGACCATTATAAGATTGTAAAATTCTTAAATCTCCACTTCTTCCGGCCACTGGGGTTTTTGTAACTCGTCTTTGCGCTATATCTGGAGAAGGAAGGTATTGCTCAATATATAATCCAGGGATATCCAATGAACATATTCCATTAAAAATAATATATTGATTATTCATCTAAATTGCCCCCTTCCCTTTATTATGATTTTGTTGAATATTATAAAAATCTCTTAATAATTTCTTGACATCGTTGTAGCCATTTATAACTACATGGTCAAAAGTTATTGCTAATCCATCTGTTGCTGATTGTTTAACATTAGTCATAGTGTCCAATACTCCTTTTGCAACCTGTTGTGCTGTTTTAACTACTAAATCTTCACTAGCCTCATGATTATAAATTTTTGTATGTTGAGGTAAATTATAAACTTCATATCCATTTTCATGAAGGGTAGTTAAGCCACCTTCAAAATTATTATTACCACTTGCATTTGCTCTTGATTTTATACTTGAAGAAGTTTTACCTGATGTTACTCCTGTATCATATCCTCCGCTTGCTTTAGAACTAACTCCTGAACCAGGCAAAGCCACTGTTTTTGTAAAGAATGTCTTGATATCAAATTTCAACGTATTCCAAAAATCTGCCATCTTCTGCCAACTAGTTATTGCATTTCCTGTAGTGGTATCTATGCTTTTCCCAATATCGCTATTCATATCTGTGATTTTCTTAACCACTGATTTTCTTTGTGTTTCAGCTGCACTTATAGTCTGGTCTCTTTGTTTTCCTGCGTCCTTAATCATTTTAGCCGCTTGGTCAGCAGTAATTGTGCCCGCTTCATCACGTTGTCTAATAATAGCTTTTACAGTTTTATCGTATTGGGAATTAGCCGCTGATATTGAGCCATCCCTTTGTTTATTTGCACTTTTAATTACATCACTTGCCTGCTGTGCTGTAATGTTTGCTCCATAACTTGCCATCCTAGCAAGGATTACTTTACTTTCTACTTCAGAATCAGATAAAGTTTTAACTCCTGTGGTTCTCATAGTATTTTGAATAGTATTAATTTGAGTTTGTTCATCAACAGTTACTTTTCTATGCTCACTTAATGCTTTAGCATATATAGCATTGATTTGAGCGTTATAAGCATCAACTTGACCCTTATTTGCTGTATTGTTATCATTAATATTTTTAAGAACTAACTTTTCGTCCTCAGCAGTCAATGTATGACTTTTGTCTAAAAATGTTTTCATTGTAGTAAGGTCTGCAGCATTTTTAGTGTCCATTCCTGCTTTAATTTTTATTCCCATATCAGCAAATTGTTTTTCAACATCAGTAACTTGTGCTTTAGTTAATTTGCCTACGCTAACATTCATATTTAACATGGATTTACTTACCCCATTGTCCATGTCCATATATGCACCAACTGCTTTTTTAGTAGCATCACTAATTTTAATGGTTGCCCCATTTGCTTGATCAACCTTTGAACTAAATGTATTCAATGCATTTGAACTACTAGTAACTTTATTAGCAAATAAATCAACACTTGGTGTAACCTTCTCGGTTAAAACTTTATGTACTCCATATGCTGTTAAGCCAATTGCTCCTAATGCTATTGCAAAAGGTGCTATTGGTGCTAATACTCCTAAGAAAGCTGTCCCTAATCCTGTTGTAGCCACTCCTGCTCCTGTTGCTGCAACACCTACTCCTTCGGTTGCTGCTGCCCCTAATCCCATTTTTATTGCTAATCCACCAAACATACCTGCCAATGAACTACCTACACTTAACATGCTGCCCAATCCTATTGACAAAGGACCAATAGCTGATGCAACTACTGCAAATGTTAACACCGTCTTTTGTGCTTCAGGACTCATTTTCCCAAACGATTCTGCAAGTTGAGACAATTTTTGTATTACTGGTGTTACAACTGGTAAAACATTCTTACCCATTGTTTCACCTAATTCTTTTAAACTTTCTCCAAATACTCTTGCGGAATTTGCGGTTCCTGAGCCAGTTCTGATGAAATCACCTTGCGCATTGCTAGTTTTGGAGAGTACATAATTGTATCTTAATTGGACTTGCTCTGCTTCGGTCATAGCTGACACCTTAGTTTTAATACCTTTAGTTGCTGCAAAGTCTTGCAAATTTGCGATCGTCATTACTATACCTAAAGATTTCAAACTTTTAGTTTCTCCTGTAAAAATGCCAGTTAAAGCATCATTGGCCTCACTAATACCAATATTTTTAAAAGAAGCTAGATCACCAGATAACCCAACTAACTTTTCCGACATTGCCGCCGCCGCGATCGATGGTAATCCCATACTTGTTGCCATATCACCAAAATTTGATACTGAATCGAGCGCTGAACCTTGAGCAATACCAAAACTTTTCAAAGTAGTCTTCGACCATGCCTCCACTCCTGCCGCACTTGCGCCAAAACATACTTCAACTTTATTCATACTTTCAGCTAAATCGCTAGCAAGCTTCGCTGATGCCACTATAGCCCCTACAACCGGAACAGTTACACCCATTGTTAGTTTGGTACCTACGCTTGTAAATCCTTCACCTATCGGCTTTAATTTAGTGCTAATAGTGTTTAAGTTTTTACCCATTGCAGTCCACTTACTACTTTGAATATCTATAGTTTTATTAGTTGCAGTTAATTGCGATTCCATTTTGGAAAGTGCTGCTTTAGCGATGTTAGTTTTAATTTCCAAATCCTGTGTCGCTCTTGCATCAGCACCTTTACTTGCAACACTCTTGTCGTAAGCAGATGATAATGTCGCTACCTTTAATTTCTGCAATTCTATAGACTTAGCTAGGCTTTCAGTCTTTAATTTCAAGCCATCCATACCTTTTCCATTTGCTCCAAGTGCAGAAGTATTAGATTTAAATTCAGAATCTAATATTTTAAGATTTTTGTTTATCATTGAAATACCTTGTTGAAATCCTGTATTGTCCATACTTATTTTTACCGCAAGTGCTCCTATGTCTTCTGCCGCCATTTAATTACCTCCTTTCAGACAATAAAAAAAGATACCCATTTGAGTATCTTTTAAACTTTATTATTTAGTTTCATTTGTTCTAATACTTCTTGTTTATATTTTAAATCTGCTTGATACCTTTGATTTGCTAATATTTGCGCTGCCTTTTTATTTTTTGCTTTAATAACTTCATTCGCAATACTTAAAGGTATTCCTATTATTGCACCTATAGACACGGAAAATATTAAAAATAAAATTAACATTTAAAACCGCCTCCTGTAATATACTATGGATTCATTATATTACAAATACAGCTAAATGTTACAATATACTTAAAATATTTTCTATATTTTGAGCCTTTTGTTTATTTGCCCTATAACTTAACAATTCCAAATAATAATATATGTCCATTTCCTCAATTTGATTTAATGTCCAACTATCATCCAGTAAATTAAGATATGTTTCTTTTATCCAATCATTAAGAGTGAATTTCTCTTTATTATTCCTACTATTACTTTTCGGGAAATGTGGCTAATACGTCCTCCGCACCGCCTCTTATGCGATTATTCACTGCGAATAAAGTATCTAAAATTTTATCGGAATCTAATCCATCGTAAAATTCATCCCTTGTAAACTGATTCCCAAAGGTTTCGCAAACAAAATCTGAAAGTACATCTACATCTTTAGACGAAAGTTTTTCAAAGTCTACTGTCTCACCTATTTCAATTGATCTTCTTAACATTCTTGCCTTAATTTTAGTAACCACATACGTTTTATTGCCTAACTTTAATTCCATAATTATTTACCCCCTAAAATCTTATTCAACTTTTCATTTATATTAATTTTTACATCATTCGGTATTTTCTGATTTATTACAACTGATTTTAATATATCTATCATTTCTATAAATATTTTAGATTCTGTTAATTTTACTTCTATCTCCAAACCCTTGTTATTACAATTTTCACTTCCAATAGTTTTATATCCATGTTCATTTTTTTCTACATATTTTATTTTATATTCTATTAGTCTTATATCCTTTTCATTTGTATGAGCTTTTATAAACACACTATGAAGTGGTTTTATCCTCACACCATTTAAATATATCTGGCCACTACTATATCCTTCTTCATTTATATAAAGAAGTCTTGGAACTTTATCAAGTTTGATAGTCATTCCGCTATCAATAAAATCAATTTTCATTTTCTCTCGTTCCTTTCTATCATTTATTTATTTTGAAATTAAGAGAGGGCTATTAACCCTCAATATCATTAAACTCCCGGATAAACTGCTTCCAAAAATGTTGTATTTACAGGCGTGCTTCCTGAATCATCATCAGCCGTGTATTTCCAATTACCATCTTTCCTTGCTAAAAAAACTGCTGATATTTTTGGAGTTGTGAAAACGGCCTTATCAGCCTGTGTAGCTCCTTCAACAATAACTTCTTGGAACATTCCTTTGAGCAGCCAAACATAACGATATTTCCCATTAGCTTTTCTGATTTTAAATCCAAGCGCAACGTAAGGCGCAATATCATTAAACGAGTGAGTCAGAACGCCTTTTATTGCATCAAAAGTACTCCCAAGAAGTCCTGCCTGCACTTCTAATGCTAAATCTGATGTTTCTATTTCAACGTCAATTTCTCCAAGTACTACAAGTCGCTCTATTGGAAGATTATCTGCATAAAGACTGTCTCCACTTACTTTTGGTGTGACTTTTATATTTACTAGTGGCGCAATGTTTACTACTTCTGAGTATGTGTTTAAAATCTCATCAGTCAATACTGCATAACATAATCCTTCTACGCCAGTCGGTGTACTATTTACTACTGTTTCTGCCATATTAAATGACCTCCTTATTTCTATTTTTGTGTAAAATAAAAGCACCTACTTAAGTAAGTGCTAAATTAATTCTTCATTTATAACCATTCTGATAACCTTATGATATGTTAAGGTATCGCTCTCAAACATTTCTGTTTCATATGTTCTTCTAAATCCAGCGTTAGTTAATAATGTTTTCGTTTGCTGCGCTATATCGGTACAATCTATTTTGCTCCACACATCTATTTGCATAAAATGCTCTGCATTATTTTCATTATTGTCAGCATAGCTCCCACCTTGTTGCATGTACTCAAAATAGGTTATATAGGTTGTATCGGTTCCGCCATATCTTAATTTAGTCACTGAAACGCCCGTGGGTTTTAAAATGTCAGATAATTTAATCATGGGTTAACGCCGCCTTTAAGGTGTCTTTAATAATTTTGTTAACTGTACTTTTATTTTTTTCAAGTGCTGGTTGTAAAAAAGGCCTTGCTGACATTTTGGTTGTCCCAAATTCTAAGAATTTCCCGTAGAATATTTGTGAATTATCCGACTTGTCTATACCTACAAGCACATACTTGATACCATCCTTTGTTTTAATACCACTTGTTTTTAACAACCTTCTCAATTTTCCGGTTCTATCGGTGAATGCACTGGTACCCTTGGCATCCTGCAAAACTGGTACGGCTGCTGCTTTGAGTGCTGTATTAGTAATTTTGTTTATATTAGCATTAATAGCATTAAGCTTTTCAATTAATGCATCAACACCATCCATTCTTATTTCAGCCACCTAAATCACCTCGCTGTTCCATTTGCACTTACTTTCATGAGTTTATCACTACAAATAAGTTGTACAATCTCTCCGTTTTTGTCATACGTCCTCACAATATAGTAATCTGCACCATTGTATTCTAGTTTTTTTTCACCCTCATAATCATCCGAGTTCATTTCAAACATTTGGACTAGGTTAATGCCCTGTGCTGATGCTTGATAAAATTCAGATTGACGTATAGACTTCTTATCAACAAAGATATCCGTCTTTCTGCTTATTTCTGTTTCAACTTCCACATCATTATCGTTAGGCAACATTTCAATATTGATTAAATCCACCACATCTTTAAAAAACACTAGTTACCACCACGCTTTTCTTTTAAACATTCTTTTATTACGGCAAATTCTTTTATAACCCCATGAATTTCATTTGCCATCTTTTTAACATTTTCAGGCTTACTCATATCATCAAGAGTTTCTTTAAATGCCTGTTTCATGGCTGGATTTTCAGCAAATATTTTCCTCAAATTTATTTTTGACTGCTTTTTTTTTGCATTAGTCAACACTGATATCACCACCTATAATGTCTGCATCACCTGTGTAATCTGTTGATAGTACTAAACTCATTTTAAGTGAATCATAAGACTTTTGAAGCCTTTCTGCATCTGGGTTATCAAAACCAAAATAAGCCTTGCAATAAATTATTATAGCTCTCTTTATTAATACATCAGTATCATCATTTGCTTTAGTAGTAATAATACCAGACAAGATTAAGTCCTGCCTGGCACCATCTATAAGATCAGTTATTTCACTATCTAAAGCTGTATTGCTCATTCTTAATGCCTTTCTTGCGTCATCAAGTATAGCCATTTAAATCACCTACTAAACTGTAGCTTTAGTTAAACGAACAAATGCTTCTGAAAGTGCTGGTTTACCATCGGCAATAAGTAATCCTCTATAAACAATTGAAGATGACATAAATCCGGCTTCTCTTGATGCTTCAATTACTGGAGATTGTGAGAAGTTCATTTTGTAGTAATCAAGACGTCCAAGTATAATAGTTTCATCTGGCATATAATCATCAACAATATAAGGTACATTAAGAATCTTTTGTGAAAATCCATTCTGAGGGTCCTGTGAAAAAATTGGTCTTAATGTAGATGACTTTATTTTCATAACTTCAGCTTCCATTTTGCTGTTCATGACAAATACAGATCCTGGTCTGTACATTGAACCTAAGAGCGCTCTGATATCAACGAAATCATCATACCCAACACTACCAACTAATGGATATGTGAGTGAATTGGTTGCATCCCAAGTGATACCATTTAAAATGCCTGTTGGTTGTGGCTTAGCTGGGTCAACTGCATCAGGGCCTTTACCACTAAGTATTGCATTTTCTATTGCTATTGCAAGTTGTCTTCCAAGTTCTGCAGTTATATATGTTTCAAAAGCATCTATTGCCATATTTACTACATTAATTGAAAGCTTAACAAATTTTGCAAGTGGATATCCACCAAGACTTACGGATACAACAGTATCGTCTGCAGCAACTCCATCAACTGCTTCATCTGACCATAGTGCAGCATTCTTTGCATTCGCAACAACAATTTTTAAATTACCTGGAATAAATGTTGCAGTTATTAACGGGAATAATACACTTGTCTGTCTTAATTTATCAACTATCATGTTAAAAGTAGTTGTTGGAACTGCAGCTCCTGCACTTCCTGCATCAGTAGTTATTGCTCTCTGTTCACCAACTGCCATTGCAGCCCTTTCAACTTCATTAAGCTGTTTACCTTGCAATGTCTTTAAATAACCTGTACGATACTCCGAGACTTTTAAAAGTTCTTCCTGTGGCATTGCAGTAAAGTCTCTTTTCTCTGTAATGGTTGTTACTGGTTTTGCTACTGGAGTAGCAGGGATAATTCCCTCATTAATTCCTCTAGCTATTGTCATTCTTGCTTCAATACCTGTCTTTTCAGTTTCAAGTGATTTAAGTTCTACACTTAATTCGTCAATTTTTATATCCTTGCTATCACCCTCTAAAAGCCCTCTAATAGCAACCTTTCTTGCTTGAATTTCCTTCAATCTTTTTTCCCACATAATTTTTAACCTCGCTTTTTATTTTTTTGTATAAAAAAGAAAGTCCTAAAACTTTCAATTACAAATATGTTTTTAATATTAACTTTTTTCTTAATGCAATAGCCTTTATTATTTCTGCATCTTTTGACTTTAGTTCTTCGATTTTATCTTTACAACGTTGACCAACTACTGCCTCAGTATCTGGATAAGCTGGAGTTGTTACAATTGAAACATCATATAGAGTTTGAATTTTATTAATTGTCCTCTCATAAGTTTCTTCTTGATCATTCCACACAATATCATCAGCAGTTTCATCTTCAGGGTCCAATGAAAAAGCAAAACTACATTGATTAACTACAGCAGCTCTAATATTTTCTTTTAAATCATTTGCATAACTTGTTTTAGTCGGAATGCAGTTAAAATGGAGTCCAATATTATCTGGTGATAACTGTAAATTACCATCATCGCCAATAGAAACAGTATTTCTTGCTAAAGGCATGTCCTGGTTATGGTTGAAAGTAGCAACAACATTTTTCATATCACAACTATCCAGAGCATGAGGATCAATCTTTTCTCTTATCTTCATATAGTATCCAAGATTATCAGACCACTTATCAAATTTCAATGCATATCCTTCAATAACTTCTTGTTGCTGTTCTCCTTCACCTTGTACCCTTAATTCAACTTTAGCTGTTATTGTTCGTACTTCCTTCTGTGTTACCTGTGCCTTTTGTGCCATTATTATCACCTCCTCCACCATTGTCTATGCCCTGGTACTTATCAGCACCATTTGCATTAACCATATTCAAAGTTTGCACTCTTCTTTTTCCTTCTTCTCCGCCTATAGTAGGCATATTGAACATATCAAGTATTTGATCGAGGCTTGCTGCTCCTATATTCGTTAAGAATGTTCCTACAGCAACCTTTGTTGTATTGCTTGCATATTGTAACCTATTGGCCTCATAAATTACTTCATTGCCAAATCCCTGTTCTCTATCTGTAAATAGCTTTGCAGTAAATTCTTGGCTCATTTGAATTGAAATAGGCTCCAATACACTTTCATAAAATGCATTCCATTGCCCCTCAGTATAATCAGAGGTTACAATGCTTTTATTTATACCAAAATACTTATAAACCTTTTGTTCAATGAAATCCATTTGAAAAGAATTGATCATTTTAGGATCATTTTTTAATTCTTGATAATCCATAGAACCATCAACGCTGGCAACTCCACCATTATTATTGATGCTCATGTAATCATCCATAAAATCTTTTGTCCTATCCTTTTTATCCTGTCTTTTTAATAGTTGCGTGAACTTTAAAATTCCTCGGATAAATGCGGAGGACTTAATAGCATTTATGATGCCTTGATCCGTTGTATGTATTAACTCAAGTGTAGGATACAAAGCATAATCATTTGTTTCACCAAAAATATCGTCCTTATAGAAAAATCTTCTTAAGTGGATTAGCTGAACATAAGGGACTGTAATAGTATCACCACTCATAAAAAGAAACTTCACATACATTTCTCCTTGATATTCAAGAAATTCAGTATTTGAAGCATTTATTGGATAAAAGCCTTTAATATTTTTATCTGGATCTAACGCTATATAAACAAAGATATTATTTTGCATATAAAGCTGAGTAATGATTTTATATCTAAAAGCATAGGCATTCATATAGGGATTAGGCTGTGTATCTAGGAGATATTGTATCTTATCTTCTACCAAAGTTACTGAACTACTTGCACTATCTCGCCTTATATGTTTAGGTTGAAGCTTTGCACCATTTCTAGCGATTGCATCCACTGCAGCTCTAACTACATCAGAGGCATATGCTTCATTACCAAACTGACTAAATATTGGTATGTAGCCATTCATCATTTTCAGTTGTGTAGCTTGACCTGTAGGTTGTCTTGGCTTATTACCACCACCAAATATCATATTAAATAAGCTTCTTTTCTCTCTTTTCAACTTTTCACCTCCTTAAAAGGATTTTAAATTATCTATTTTCCCGCCCTACTTGGTTTTTTATTATTTCTACTTTACCAATTTTGCCAGTTTCCTTATTGCTATATACATAAGCTGTTTTATCAGGTCCTTTTGCTAAATCTATACCTAATATTTTATATTCCATTCGAATAACCCCCTATCCAATTAAAGCATCATAGTCCTCTGAGTGTTCTCCAAGTCCCACATACGCATCAAGCAATGAAACCATTCCATCAATACGTTTTCTTTGATTTCTGCCTTTAAGTGGTCGAACATTATCATTATCATCATACTTAGCAGTGGTATTGGTGAAGCACCATTTCAGTACTGGATTATTATTATAATTAACTAGCTTAGATTTTAAATCAGCCTCCAATATTCTCATTGGTTGACTAAAAGTCATTGCTCCCTGAGCACACTTTTGCATATTAAACCCTGCCGATACCATTTCATTAACCCAATATCCGGCTAATGCTCTATCATAATAAATCCATAATGGAGTTATTTCATATTCCTTAAGCATTTTCACATACCATGCGGTTACATCGGAATAGTTAACTCTAAAGCCTTCACAGGATGTCATTAATCCTCTTTCAACCCATTTGTCATATGGTATTTTATCTTCATTAGAACGTCTTGCAATAAGTTCTTCAGGTAGAAAATATTGTTGCAATACATATTTTTTATTGCTACCAGGTTTCATTATTAATAGCGTTGCACATGTCAAATCAGTAGTTGCGGATAAATCACAACCGCCTATAGCATAAGTATTTCTTATTTCTTCCATATCGAAGATCTCAGCATTATTTATATCTTCAAAACTTAACCATGCTTCTCCATTTGTTTGTCTTATATTAAAATCTTTACAAAGAAGGTTTTGAGTTAACTTAGAATTTGCTTTTGCTTTATTAACCTTGTTTTCTAATTGATCTAATCTTTTTATTGTTCCAAGCCCTGGATTAGCTTTTACCCAGCATTCTGAATCTACCCATTCATCCCTGTTATCCAGTTCATAAATAATTGGTAAAAATCTTTCGTTCTTGTAACCATCTTTATCATCAAAGCCATTTATAAGGTTTTCAGATTCATCATATTTCAGGTCATATACACATTCTCTTACTGTACCTGCAGTAGTGGTTATAAATACTAACGGTTGCTCTCTTGCAGTTGTACCATCAACAATAACATCATATAAATTTTGGTCACTCCAAGCATGTATTTCATCAAGTAAAGCGCCATGTACATTCAGGCCATCTAATGAATCGGAATCTCTTCCAAGAGGTTTAAAAAAAGAATCGTTAAAATCACTTACCATTTCACTTACTAAAGGTTTAATCCTTTTAAGTAAAGTTGGTGATTTTTTAACCATTCTTTTAGCTTCTAACCATATTATTTTAGCCTGGTCTCTCTTAGTAGCGCAGGCATATACTTCTGCTCCTGGTTCTCCATCTGCTATCTGTAAATAAAGTCCTATTGCAGCTGCTAAAGTAGATTTACCATTTTTTCTGCCAACAACGAGCATTACTTCTTGATATTTCCTGGTACCATCTATTTTATGAACCATGCCAAAAGTTGCAGTAACTAAAGCTTTTTGCCATAGTTCTAAGTAGAAAGGCTTACCGCCCATTTTACCTTTACTGTGCTTACAGTAGTTTTCAATAAATTCCATTGCATGATTAGCTTTATGAGGGCTATATTCCCACTCAGAGTCAGGATCATTCATTAATCTAATAAGTTCTTTGTATAATTTATATACCTTTAAGCTTGTATTAATTATTTTATTTGTTGAATTTAATTCATCAAGTTTTTTGACTAACCTTACTAACTTTTTCTCTTTTAGTTTTAATTCAACTTCATTGTTTTTCTTTTCCTTAAGCTTATATATTTCACTTTTTAGTGTTTCTATTTCTTGGAATAATGGTTTATGCTTAATTTCCTCCCAATATTCAAGTATAGGATTATAAGTTAATTGATATATTATTCTTTTAGTTCTTTTACTGATCATTTGCTATCAACAAACCTTTCAAACCCATCATCATCTTTCTTGGGTAATTGTTTAGGTAATAGGTCCGTAAGTTGTTTCATAACGGTCATATGATTTTTTATCATTGCATTATATATCTCTACTTCAGGACTTTTTTTTGTCCCAAATTGATTTTCACCATTTTTATATTCACTTACAACACCATCTTCGTTAATTGCTTGCTGTAAATCCTGTAATGTTACATACATAAAGGCAGCGTTTTCTATGAGGGAATGTACTGCTTTCTTAGTTTTAAGATCTAATTTAGTAAATAATCTATTAATTTTCTTTATTTCAACATTAATTCTTATTTCAGTATTAATCTTTTTTACTCTTGATACTTCTTTCAAAAGTTCAGTATCTTCCATCAAATTCACTTACCTTTCTTTATAAATTTTCTACACCCCCTCATATGACTGGCTTGCGCGTTTTTTGATTGTAACTACGCGGTCTTTATAAGTTGGGGCTATAGGCTAGGTATGGGGGGTACCTATGTATTTAAATAATGAAATAATTATTTTGATTAACCAGCCCTGTTTATTTATAATATTTAGCTGTTTACTATTTAATAAATACATTACAACATATTAATCATAGTAGTTCATCTCTCTATCAAGTCACCATTACTATTGAACATCAGTCCTTCTTGCGTTACTCCACTACTCCCCAGGTGTATCTGGTTATGACATATTAAACAGTTGTACTCTAAGTTATCCCAACTCAAAGTAATGTACGTATTGTTTATGTTGGCAGGTGTCAATGGTTTCTTATGATGAACTATATATCCTGGTGTTATCCTGCCTTTCCTTAAGCATGTCTCACACAATCCATTTACACTTTGTATATATCCTGTTCTACATTTCAGCCATGCCTTACTTCGATAAAAGCTCTTGGAAAATTCTTTTGCCATTCGATTACCTCGTCTGTCTTATTGCTCCATGAGTTCTTTTATAACTATCATGTCTCATACATTCTTTTGTATCATCAAAAGGAGACATGGTGAAGTCTAACTCTTCACATCCATGATCTTTAAGACATCTGCTACAAATAGGACAGCAACATACTAATTCTTTTTCAATCCATTTCGTTAACAATTTGTACCTCACCATGTCACCTTCTTTTGTATTTAAAAAAGCACAAGAGTTTACAACTTCTCTAGTGCTTTTAATTACATACATTATTTAACTAATACTATTATATCATGCCCTAATCAGAAAAACGTCTTGTATTTTGGGGGTTTTCGTCTTGTATTTCACCAAACATCACTTTAGTCAACGTATTTATTGCTCTCCGATTTAGTTCCTTGCACCAACTAATATCATAATTCATTTGCCTCGATATTTGCATCCAAGTCAAAGGTCTATCCCATTTGTTTAATTGCATATATCTTAATTCAATAATTCTTCTTTCTTTTTCATCCATTTTTTTTATACCTTGATTTATTACCAATACTTTGTTTTCTAAATGATTTATTTTATTTTGTAATGTCGCTAATTCAATCGCCTTATTTTCAGTATCAGAACTAAATTTATACGATGGACTTAACTTATCTTTGTCATAACAAATTGCATCACCGTTTTTTATGTGTTCTTCAACCTCAGCATATAATTCCTTAAATGCATCCAATTGAATAAGTATATCGTTATAATTTCTGAGCCAATTTTCTGTTATCTTTTTATAATCCAAGTTATGCCTCCATCTCGCTTATTACTTTCAGCAATACTCTTTTCTGACACTCAAGGTTTTTCTTAATATCCCATTGCTTACGATATATGGCAATTTTAATTTGCTTATCTATTTCAATTATTCTATCATGGTAAACTTTTTTAAAATCTATCTTCATAAATCAATACCTCCTGTAATTTTCGTTAAATTTATCACGTTTTCACCTACGTTTTTCAAAAGTGTAATTTTTGTAATTTCTTCAAAACCACCTTTAGCCCTGTCACTGTCTGCTCTTTCAGCTTTTAACATTATTTAACAATTACACTAACATTACACCTACTGTAATGAGTTCTAGCACTTACATATCAACGCCTCTCAGCTTTTTTTTAAAAACATTACACTAAAAAAATAAATGTGTGTATACAATGCGTGTGCGCGTGTGTGTGTGTGCGCGTATATGTGTATATATATATTTTTAAAAAGTGTAATACTGTAATTAATATAAATAAAAGGTATCTTAAGTCACTCATAGCCGAACCCTATCACATTACACTTTTGCGAAATAAGTGTAATTTTTTGATGGAAAAGTGTAATTTTATCAAAAAAGTGTAATTTTTATTTGAATGGAACTACATTATCTGTCTCTGTAACATCTTCAATCTGTTGCGAAACTATTGAATTTACATCTAAACTTCTAAATCTTTTAATATCGCAAGTATCAAATCTTATTGTTTTTTGAGGTCCAACGCAAATAGATTTATTGCCAAATCCCGTAAGATATCCGGCTTTTTTTGCTTGCTTTCTGAAATCTTTTAAATCAAGAGGAACCCAACTACTATTCACACTTTTCACATATTCGCTAAGTTGGTTCAACATTTCCGAACTTTTAATAAATAACCCATCACCCTTTTGCCTTATTACTGTTGCGACATCTCTTGCTCGTCCATCTTCAATCATTGAATTGTACTTTACTAGCATTGTTTCAACCTGAGACATTGCTTCTTCTCTGTCTTCCAATACTTCTTCTTCAATGTTCCTGGTAATACATTTTATATAATTAGTTATTTGTCTTACATCTAATTTTTTCAGAAGTATATTAAATATTTCTATCCCTGAACAAACATTGATACAGGTATTAAGTGGTCTATTTTTAAGCCCCTTTACATCCATTTCAATACAACCTCTTATTTTTTTATAATCTTTTATATCTAAATCCAATACTATATTGATTAAACTTTTACCCAATTTATTTAAAATATCTTCATGTTCTGTTAGCCACTCCATACTTGTGATATGTCTTTCAGTTCTTTCTTTTTTGGATAAGTAAACGATACAGGAACGTTCCATTAATGCTTTTTCTGCATTTGGATAACTCTCTTCACCCACCAATATTAAAGGTCTGCTCAGTTGGAAATTCTTACTCTTTAAACTTTTATCACCTCTGGACACCGTGGTCCTATCATATAAATTTCTGAATGTTTCACTTAATTTTGCATTTTTATATCTGTCAAATAAACTAGGCTTGTACTCATCAAATAATAATGGATAGTTACCATCACTAAGATTTTTGATTAATGCAAATGGAGTTATAAGACCTACACTTTTTATATCTGTTTTAGGGTAATTTAATATAGGTGCAATAACATTTTCCAGTATTGTACTTTTACCTGATCCACTTTCACCTACAATCAATAAATGATGATTTTTAAGTTTTAAAGATTGGACCTGTTCTGCTGCAAAGTTGTTAGTTACGGATCCAATAATACTCATAGTTTTTTCAACTGTTGCAAAAGTGAATAAATTCTTCATGACTTCCTTCATTTCTTCTGTATTTATTTCTTCTATATTTACAATATTAACATCAGTTCCATCTTGACTTTTTATAGTTTTATCAATTTTATCTGTAGTCATAGCACCATCATTGGTTATAAACATACGGGTATCATTCTTCTTAAAAAGTTTCACACCTGTATGAACTTCTTCAGTATCAATTGCAAAATAATTATTTATCCATGTTTTCAAGGCGGTAAGATCAGCTATAGTTCCGATGAATGCTAAATCTAAAGAACCTAAAAAGTTTTTGAACATTCTTATATCATCGAATACAGTAACTAGGTCAATTCTTTCTATTTTTGCACCTGTGCATGACTTCAAAACTATCTTTACTCCTTCAAATCCTTTATCAATAAAATCTATCCTGGTGGCCTCTGTGAGAGTGAAATTAGATATATATGTTTTAATATAATCGTCATCATCCTCATCTTTACTTTTAACATATCTGTATATTCCACCAAAATCTTGTTGTAATTCATATCTACTTTTTAAGTCTAAACTTCTCCTGAAAGCTTGATATAAATTATTTTTAGTATGTCCACTTTCTAGCCAATCGGTAACGTCTTTGTTATCACCTAAATTTTTGATACCGGGGAGATTAATGATTTTAAATACTTTTGAACATTCAAATAACTGTTTTCTTATTCCTTCAATATATTTCTTGCCTGCTTCGCCAGTATCACCACAAACAAATATATTGGTATGTAAAAGTAATGAATAATCCTTTATATTTTTGCAACTTGTAGCTACATAATTTTTATTTCTTAATATGGAATTTAATGAGTTACTATCTTTTTCACCTTCGCAAATAATTATTGTTTTTCCTTCTTTGATTCCATTAATTACGTTATATAGGTTATAAAGAAGTTCATCACCATTTCTTTTATTTTTAACTTTCCCCTCGTCATTTATATAGTAATAGGATAAAGTTTTTACACCATTAGGAGCTTTGAATTTAGCTTTATAATACATAGGATTATTGTCTTTATCTACAAAATTAAATAATCCTAATAGCTTCATGCCTTTTCTATGGTCCAATGTTTTAATTTCCCAATCTATATATCCTCTAACTTCATCTATTAGCAATTCTTGAATACTTTTTTCTAATGGAATACCCAAATATTCTCTAGCTTTTGGATAGTCTAAATTTTTGAACTTCATTATGAAGTCAACTGCATCTCCGTCTTCTCCGCAGCCATAACATTTATATCTTTCTTTATTTGCATCACTTAAAAATTTTACTTTAAATGATGGAGTTTTTTCATTGTGGAAGGGGCAGCATATTACCCCTTGCCTATTGAACCTCTTTCCCGTTTCTTTTTCTATAAGCTCTTTTAAATCTATATCACCTATTTCCAAACGTACTCACATCCTTTTGAATATCATGAAATTATATTAGTTTTTTAAAAATTCATATAAGTAGTATCTCAATGTATAATAGATAAAGTTACCTGAGTATTTTTTGTCTATAAAACTTGTACCAAAGCTATATCGAATTTCCCAACTTTTAAGACTTGCAAGAAATGCTTTGGGTTCATATTCTGACCTATATTTACCGTTCACAATGTTGCTGTAACCGTCGCTATCTTCGACTAGTAAATATACCTTTGTCTTACTTTTAGCCGTTCTGATGAACTCTGCTTCAAAGCGATTTCTATCTTTAAAACTTCCTGATAATTCATCAACCGAATTTTTCTTTTCAATTACTACTGGGAAATATAAATCTCTTGTAATTCCTAATTCTGGTGCTGCTATAAGCTTTATAGAATAATCTCCTGCATCTAATTTTTGTGTAATATATTTTATTTTTTTCTTGTCAAAATAATCTACTATATGATTGTTGAGCTGTTCTCTGCTATCCATAATGATAACTAAATTGTTATCCAATAATGTTTTAATTTCTTTATCCGTAAATTTATAATTAATCTGCATGTTATCCTCCTAATGTTTAACTTAATTTACATTATTTAAAAAGGCGTTTCCCCATCATCCATTGGAGTTATATCATCATGTGTTTGAAATCCACTGTTATCATTCAATGT